GGCAATGGCTTAGAATTTATTAACACAACCGGTTACAAAGTCATCAACGCTCGTTCTGAGAACTTTGGCGGACGTTGTATACAGTCGTCTGGCACCACTGAGCGCATTCACTATATCGGTACCACTCAAATCAACGCATGCCGCTACTCATTGGTCATGGGGTCCGAGAGTGACAAGACTGCCATCGATCACCTCTTAATCAATTCACCGGGTCGCACAAACGAAGGTTACAGTTTCAATAACAACGCCATTAGTGGCGTCTTCCCAACCTCTGGACTCCTTCTACCTAATCGTCAATGCGCGGTATTATTCAATGGCTGGGCGTCTCATATAGACGGCGGCATGATGGATGGTGCAATTGATCAATGCGGCATTCAAATAGCTGCATCTGCAGAATCCCAAAAAATTGCGAATATGTACTTCGAGGGAGCAGGTAACGGATCGATTAATGCCTCGATTCAAGTATTCGGTAATATGCCACAAACCGCATCGACGGGCGCAGTCTCCTCCAATCAATGGGGAACCTTCATCCCGACCACTCCGAACACCTTCACGTCTCCGAACTGGTTGCCATCCTATGTAACCGATCCTCAAGACGTGGCGTCGGTTGGCGGCAATGGTATGTTCATCATGATTGCATGTCCAGACTTCGCGTGGGGATCGTCTACTCCATGTGCGGGCAATGCCTCAATCACACAAGGTCAATACGAAGTTGCACTCGCAGTTCAAGCAGGCGACAACAATCTTTATCTGATAACTCGTAACACATCAGACTCAGCGTGGTTTGGTGCATCAACCGCACCAGCCAATAGTGCATGGCCGACTGGCTCCCTTATCCAACAACTTCCCGGTGCCAACTCGCTTGGTCAGACTACGCTTGCAAATAACCTCTTTCAGATGTCAATTGGAGCAACCTCTCCCTACACATCGGGTTGCGCCGATACGGATGCACTTCATATTTGCGGAGAATTTATTAACGGTACTGTGGTTAATGGTCCGTGGGCGAATCCTCCGACACCCGGCTTCTTTGGTCCGAACGTTTATAGTATCGGGAGCGGTGGCCTCAAATTCGATTCCACTCTACAATTCTCTTCTACCAGTGAAGTGACTGGAGGGAACAACTGGGTTAAAGCTCTATCCAACACCAACGTAACTCTAGTTAACCAAAGTAGTTCCGACGCAGGTGAGTACGGAGGTAATCTTGCCTCTGCTAATATGCGAGCATTTAGTACCTTACGTGTTGTTCCCGTTCAATACGCCGGTGTGACAGCAGTCCCTAGCATTTTATACTTTACTCCTACCGGTACATCGCAGTTCACAACCAACGCAGTGTACTCACACGATGTGGTCAACTTCTTCGATCCGGTTGTAGGTCGAAATCGTGTTGGAACCGGTAATGAATCATTCACCACTCAATATGCCGGTAGTAAGTGTATGACGGATACACCTGCTGGCGGAATTACGACCACTACCTCACTATCAAGTTCGACCTCGGTTGTAACGGTAATCGCTAATAACTCATTCCAAGTAAACGAGTGGGTAACCTTCGGCGTCATCTCGGGTACCACTTCTCCGACCGTCAACTTTACGTCGACTCTCGGCTTACTTTTAAACGGGACTACCGCACAAATAACATCGGCCTCATCTACTCAATACACTTTCAATTTCTCTAATGCTGGATTTGGCTCTGCTGCTGATGTGGGAACTGCAGCACCGCATTCTTCCATCCAGCAATGTATGGTCGGTGGACCCACAGTAGGCACCACCTTTGACTTCGAACTCAATGGTTGGACCGGAACCTCGTGGACTTTAGGACCAAGTTTCAATCTGAATTTGGCAACTGGTATCTGGAATTTGGCAATGCCTGCTAATTCCAATCTAAACTCGATAAATCTAAATAATAGCGGTACAGCTAATTTCACTGGCGGCATTGCGCCGAACTTCGTTAATCAACAGGCAGCAAACAATACTGGCGGCAAGTGTACGATGGCAGCAGGTACCTCATGCACCATAACTATCGCGCACACTTACACCACACCAGTATGCATAGCCACGCAGCAGGCTACCACATTGACCGGCGCATCAGTCGGTTGCACAGTATCAGGTACGACCGTTACAGTCACGTCATCGATTGCTAACTCTGAAGTCTGGGGAGCTATCGTCTTCGGTGACCCCAACTAAGTCAGGACCAATATGCGCAAATATCTGTCAAGTTTTATCGCACTTTTACTTCTCCCGATCCTCGCACTTATGGCTGCATGCAACGCCGCAAACATCGCGGACCTAACATCAGTTCTCGGTAACGCTGCCTCGTCAATAGCTGCACTCGAAGGCAACACCGTACTCGCATCTCAACTGAAATCAGATACAGCCGTCGCCGTACTCGAAATACAGGAATTCAAAGCAGGCAACACAGCACAGGACGTAATATCTGCTCTCAACATCGTCCTCGCTGACCTGCAGCTATTCCCCGTAACCTCACAGTATGCGCCGTTGATTGGACTGGCTGTAGCCACAATCGACTCCATCATAGCAATTGTGGATCCGACTGCCTTATCCGCTAACGCAGTTCGCTCGCATGCATACACGGTTCCGAAGTCGTCCAAAGAATTCAAGGCACAGTGGAATCAGATCGCAGTTACGTCGGGTCATCCCGAAGCCAAAATCAAAGCGGACTTTCCTGCTCCAGTATGTGAACCCGGTTATCCCTGCAAACTGCACGGTAAATAAGTTTATTGGTCCCTAGCTCAATTGGCAGAGCGCTTCCCTGTTAAGGAAGTCGTTGTAGGTTCGACTCCTACGGGACCAGCCATTAAGGAGAATCAAATGATATTCGGACCCGCAGCACCTCAGCCCCCTCCTAACGATCAATATGATGCCCAACTTCTGGGATCTATCCGTGCCGCTCTAGTTACAGCATTCCTATTCCTGTTTGGCGGTGACTGATGGCCAAATTATCTACCGCCGACAGAAAGAAACTACCGGCATCCACTTTCGCCGGTCCGAATCGCTCATACCCAATCAATGATCCTAATCACGCCAGAAACGCGCTATCACGAGTCTCAGCCAACGGATCTCCTGCTCTCAAGAGCAAAGTTCGAGCGGCTGTTCATCGCAAATATCCCTCGATTGGTCAGTCAAAGCTATCCAAAGGTAAGTAATGCCAGATGATTACAAACAATCTGACGATTACATAAGGGCCACACCGCAAGAGCAGCAGTGGTTTGACGTATTTTTCGAAACAAAAGATATCAAAGCGGCCTCTTATGCAGCTTTTCGAGTCAAGACAGATGAATCGGCATATAGTTATGGTCGAAAAGTCATGTCTAGACCTCATATCGACTCTCTCATCCGAACTTTTACTGTACCTGACGTTCCTTTACCCACACAAGACGATCTGCGGCGTCTCTACTTCGAGATATCCCGCGTACCTACAGCGACACCGAGAGAAAAATTGATGGCTCTGACCGCATATGAGCGCGTCTCGGGCTTCAACAAGGTCAAACCAGCCATTACTGACGAATTTGATATCCTAGATGACATCGTCGACGAAAAATGAGCAGATTGCCCAACTACGATATCGTGCTCGGACCGATCTATACTGGCTTGCTACGGAGATCCTTGGAAACAAAGACTTCGTTGAGCGAGTCCATAGACCAGTTTGTGAGTTCTTTGTCAAAAAGCGACCGGGTCTTACTGTTGCAGACCATTCAAAGTTCGAACCCAATAAAGAACGACTACTACTCGACCCGCGAGGACACTTTAAGACTACTATCGACGAAGCTGATATCGTCCAATGGATCCTAGTCGATCCTAACGTCCGTATCCTCCTAATGTCGGGCAATACTGAGATCGCTGAACTCATGATTGCCAACGTCAAGAAGCATTTTCAGAAGAATCCGAAGATGCGTCGCCTCTTCCCTGAATACTGCCCACCGGAAGAGATGGAATGGGGCAACCTAAGCAAGTTCGTAACGCCTGCACGCACGAAGCACGCTCTCAAAGAACCAACTGTCATCATCTCATCGCAGAAGTCAGTCAAAGCTTCATGGCACTTCGATATCATCAAGGGAGACGATCTAGTCAATGAAATCAACTCCGAAGATGCTATCCAGATCAAGAAATCAATCCGTCAGTGGAACTTTGCCACACCACTACTCGAACCGTATGGCTTCCGAGATCTTGTTGGCACACGCTACGATGAAAGCGACCTATACGGCTGGGCCATTGAGAACAAGCCAAATCTTCTCATCTTCAAGCGGGAAGTCTGGGCACTAAAACGTGAATTTCTCTATCTGAAGGGAACCAACTTCAAGATCAATGAGAAAATGGTCGACTTACTCTTCCCAGAGCGATTCACATTCGATTGGCTCAATGAACAGCGAACACTCGACCCGTACATCTTTAATTGCCAGTATCTCAACGACCCAACTCCAACAGATACGGCTACATTTACAGAAGACTTACTCACCAGACACACAATACCGGGCCTCCACATACCCAAATCCGGCACCATCATCCAAGTCTGGGACATCGGCTTCAGCGACAAAACATACTCTGATTTCTCGGTCGGCATCAACGGCTTGTACGATTCTAAAGGAAATCTTTTCATCACCGACATGGTCCTTGGTAAGTTTTCTCCCTCGGATCTGGTTAACCAAATTTTTACCTTTGCTCTCAAGTATCGTCCTTCGCGTGTTGCGATAGAAGAAGCAGGCGGCTCCAAACTGATGCTGCCAGCACTTGAAATGATGATGCGTCAATACCGTCGTCACTTCAATCTCGAATGGGTTGCAACCTCACCCCTCAAACACAAGACTGAGCGAATCGCAGCACTTCAACCGCTCATTAAAGGCGACCGAGTTTATTTCTCCGCAGCTATTCGACCAGATTACATGAAAGAACTGGTCAAACAATTCATTAAGTTCCCCAAGTACTCGCACGATGACATACCTGACGCCGTCTCGATGCTACTCAACTACCGATCTTTCGTCGACATCCAACCAGACGACGAAGACACCGTGGATGACTCGCATATCACCTCAGTGGCCTTCGATTCTACCGAAGACAACTTAATGGGCGCAGGGATTGTCGGATAGCAGTTTGACCCTTAGAACCCATCTGGGATAGCTCATACTACGCACGAAATCGATACAGCCTCTCGATAGTGTAAGTGAGACAAATTCCGATACGCGCTGGATGCGGAATCCTCAGCTATCCCAAATGGGTTCTCAGAGTCAATATAAAAGGACAAAATGGCTTTACTAGAAGAGTTCGAAGGATCCAAAGTATTTCAGCAAGGTGAAGGGTACGCCTTAATCACCAATACGGATGAGATAACTTGGAGTCCTGACTCTCAGCCCGATAAAACAGCCCTCAAGATCGTCCTGCAGGACTATGGACTCGGTGTGTCATGGGTCCAGACGCAAAGTTGGACGTTGGAGTGGATGTTGCATGACCGTCTCTATCTGTTCAAGATTCCGGTTAAGTTTTGGGATGGCACCAATATTCCGCGTTCGCACCTCGGTATGCCCCTCGTATATGAGCATATTGAGTCATTACTTCCTCAGCTTGTATCAGGTATCTTTGGAGATGATCCGCCGTTCAATTCTACGCCTCGTCCCGGTACGTCGATGGAAGCTGCGCGCGCGAACAACGCCATACTTGGGTGGGAATTAAAGAAGATCAATGCGCGTGAAGAGGTTCGTAAGGGCCTGAAGTCGATGTTGCTCTATGGCATCGGTATCTGGAAGTGGGGATGGCAGACTTACACCGAGAAGCGCACCGTATATCAACGTGAGAAGCCGTACAAGTATGTATCCTCGCCTGCAGGCTTAATCAAGATTCCGCAGAAGGGTTCGAATAAGAAGAAGGCGATTCCAATCGAGAAGGTTGTGGATCTGCCTCTATTCGAGTATCGTCACCCACGTCATGTGGTTATCGATCCCGGTACACGCGCCTCCGATATACGTAAGGCCAAGTGGGTCATTGATGTTCAGTATTTAACCATACTCGAACTCGATGAGTTGCGTAACTATGAAGGTTACGATATACCGGAGCGCGCTGAACTCCTGAAATTACTGTTTCCGCCTGAAGAAGTGCCGCAACTGAATCCGGTTGAGACGCCTCCCTTGAATCTGTTTCAGGAATTCCAGCCTATGCTGCGTTGGCAGAAATCTACTGTCGACAAAATGAGACAACCGCTGGAAGTGCTTGAGTATTGGAATAATGACCGTGTCTACACTATTCTACAGCGTAAGCTTGTCATTCGCAATGAACCTAATCCGTTGGGCAGAATCCCGTTCCTCTCTGTCGCAATGGGTGATGTTCTCGACTCGTTTTGGGGCGTGGGCGTTGGAATGCTCATCGGGAATGAACAGAGGATGCAGCAGGGTGTTATCAACACGTTCCTTGACGACCTCTCGCTGAACCTTAACGGCATGTTTATGCGTAAGAGGGGTGCGAACGTTCTGACTCAACAGCTACGCATGCGACCGGGCGGAATTATCGATGCAGATGATGAAAAGGGTGTTTCGCTTATGCAGCGTAACCCTATACCGATTCAGGAGACTCAGTCGGTACTTCAGGCATCAGATTCACGTGCAGCTAGACGTACTGCAGCCAATGAACAGTCTGTGCAAGGAACCATGCCGTCTGAAAATTCTTCGATTACGCGGACAGCAACGGGCGTCAATTCTCTTGGTTCTGGTACAGCCAATCGCCTCCAGTACATCGTCGAAAACTTCTCCTACCAAGTCTTTATACCGCTCCTCGACTATATTCATGAGATGAATGGTCAGAGACTCGATCCAGACGTCATAGATCGCTTACTGTCTGAGGAATTGGGAATTGCCTATGAGGGTGACTCCATCGACCTTATCAATGGTCAATACGACTTCAATATTGTGGCCGGTGCGCGTATGTCTGCAAAGGCTTCGATGCGCCAAACCATACCGCTCATGTTCCAATATCTGCTTACGGATCCTGTCATTCAGTCGCTTGCACAGGAAGGCAAGAAGGTCAATGTTGCTGAACTCGTTCGCATGGTATTCGATGTCACTGGTTGGCCAAATCAGCAGGACGTTATCACAGCGATGACTCCTGAAGACGTCCAACGTCAGCAGCAGAATTCACCTGCGGCACAACAGCAGGCTCAGCAACAGGCTCAACTTCAGCACGAAGCCAGTATGGAGCAAATCAAAACATCGAATAAGTCGCAACTGCTCGAACAGGACTCTGAGAATCGAGCCGGACGCGACATTATCAAAGAGTTAATTCGAGAACCTTCACAATCATTCCTTGGAATAGGCGGTAAGTAATGTTGGAACAAGCAGAAGCACCTCAGATATCAGTTGAGGAGCAAGCGGAAGTTCTCAAATCCTTCGAACGCGGTCGTCGTCTATACATTGTAACGCACTCGGATGGCTGGAAAGATGTTCTCGATATCTTCGAGGATGAAGTCGTCAAGTCTGAATTCCGACTGATGAATGCCACAGCAGACAACGAAGACTATCTGGTTCGTAACCTCCAAATATCAGCACGTGAACGTCGCTCGATGTTTGAACGCATTCAACTTCGAATTCTAGCTGAAATCGAGCAAGGTAAGAAGATTCCTTACGCCATACAGCAACCCACTGTCG